TTCCACGCGCGAACTACCACCGCAACGAATCCCTCGATACGTTCGTCTACGCCCGCGCGGCGGCGATGCATCACTCTGTCGCCGTGCACCGGTTGCGTGATGCGGATTGGGAGCGTCTGGAATCGCTGTATGAGCCCGCTGCGGGGGGCGCGAAGCCGACGGCGCCGGTCCTTGGCGTCTCTCCCATAGCTCGCATGGGTAGTTTTTTGCCCACGTCCGCACAAGTGAGGAATGAATGACGACTACGTGCGACGAGTGGAGGGCGAAACTCGCGGCAGCCGAGACGGCGTTCGAGACGCTGATGATGGGTGGGGCAGTCGTCTCCATCCGCATGGGCGAAAAAGAAGTGAAGTATTCGGCGGCGAATCGCGGCGACCTGTCGACCTACCTTCGTTGGTTGCAGCGCAAGGTCGATGCGTGCGACGGGCGTTGCGGACGCTTCGGGTTTATCCACATCACGCCAGTCGACTCCTGACCATGACGAAGCCGCGCATCCGCCCGAAAACGACGGCGGATGGCGGAGCTATGCCCCGGTCCAGCGTTCTCTCGTACTGGGGCAGCGGAGCCCATCACGGGGCCTCGCACACGTTGCGCGATGTTGCGGCCTGGCACGCATCTGCAGGGTCCGCCGACTCGGACACCTTGCCGGATCTGGACACACTGATCCCGCGCGCTCGGGATATCCGGCGCAACAACGGCTTCGCGCAGTCGATCGCGCAAACCTCCGTCGACAACATCGTCGGCTCTGGCATCCGCTTGTGCGCAACCCCGGATTACGTAGCTCTGCAGGCGATAGATGACAGCTTTGACGAGGATTGGGCGGACGCCTGGGGTGAGCAGTGGGAATCGATCTGGCATGAGTACTGGTGGTCAACGGCCTGCGACGCCGGCGACAAGAAAACCGGAGACATGATTTCCGAGGAAGTCTCGTACTCGAAGTTCGACAACGGCGGGTCGTTCACGCTGCCGCTATGGTTGCCGCAGCGCGGGGACGGGTTCGCGACCAAACTGCAGACGGTTGAAGTCGATCGCTTGAGCAACCCTCTGGACGCGGCCGACACGCCTCTGCTGCGCGGCGGGATCGAGTTCAACGCCGACCTGACTGGCGAGGCGATCGCCGCGCACATTCTCAAAGGGCACCCGGGCGAGCGGTTCATGTGGTCGCAATACAAGGCGCAGGATTGGGCAAGGATTCCGCGGCGCACGCCGTGGGGTCGCCTGCGCTGGATTCACGACTACGACAGCGACCGCCCGGACCAAACGCGCGGCAAGCCGTGGCTCTCCGCGGTGCTCGACCAATTCAAGAATATAGACCGGTACGTGAAGGCGGAAATCGCCGCCGCGGTGAGCAACGCGAACATTTGGGGCGCGATCACTACGCCGCTTGAGCACGACGAAATCGTATCTCTTTTCCGTGACAACGAGGAAGAGTATCTCGCGGCCCGCAACCGGCACGCTGTCACCATGAAGGCGAACACGCTCGCGACGCTGTTCCCCGGAGATGAATTGACATCGTTCATCCCCCAACACGCGCGCCGCGATGCTGGAAGGCTGGCGCACATTCGACCGCCGGCGCGACCGGTTGGGCGCCGGATGGCTTGACCCAATCAACGGCTTGCTGATGGAGGAGATGGTTACGTCAGGACGAATCAAGGCCCCGGAGTTCTACCGCTTCCGCCGCGCTTACCTGCGCTGCACTTGGATCGGTCCAGGGCAGGGCTACATCGACAAGGTCAAGGAAGCCACCGGCGACCAGATCATGCTTGACGGAGACACCGAGACGCTGCAGCGGATCGCGGCGAGGCGTGGGCTGCACTGGCGCGAGCTCATCAATCAGCGGGCGATGGAACGGAAGTACGCCGCGCGGAAGGGCCTGCCTGACCATACCGCAACCCGGGCCGCGAACCCGCCACAAGTCTTCGACAACGAGCCGCCGGAAGACCAGAAACGACCCGCGGCGGTCCCAGCATGAATCCCCGGCGGCTCCTCCTCCTGTCGCCCCGCTTCGGCGGGGTCTTTTTTTGGGGTTGCGGATGAGCTACGCCCGCCTCGCGCAGCGGCTTTACAACGTGCCGTTGCTGATTACCGCCGACAAGCTGGACGTGCTCGACCATGTGTTGCGGGCGTACGACGAGGGCCGCGCGAAACTGCTCTCGCCCTACGAGAAAAAAGAGCGGCCGGAACTGGCTCTGGGCGGCGCACCGCAATTGACGCAGTCCGGATACATCCGCACCGCGCAAGGGGTCGCTATCATTCCCATCCTCGGGACGATGGTGCAACGTACCGGCGGCATGGATGCCGAGTCCGGCCTGACTTCGTACGGTGCAATCGGCGGCCAATTATCGGCGGCGATGAACGACCCGTTCACGCGCGGAATCCTGCTCGAGATCGATTCGTCCGGAGGCGAAGCAAACGGGTTATTTGATCTCGCTGCCGAGATTCGGGACGCTGCTGGCTACAAGCCGATTTTCGCGCACGCCAACGAACAGGCATTTTCTGCCGCCTATGCTTTAGCGTCGGCCGCCGAAGCGATCTACACCCCGCGCACTGGCATGGTCGGCAGTATCGGCGCGCGGATGCGCCATGTTGACCAGTCGGCGTACGACGCCAAGCGCGGATTCGTTTACACCGACATTGTTTCCGGCGCGCGCAAGGCTGACATGAGTCCGCACGCTGCGCTGTCCGATCCCGCCCGCCTGTTCATGCAGGACCACGTCGATCGGCTTGGCGACATGTTCACCAATCTCGTCGTCGAAATGCGCGGCGTTGACGAGCAGGTCGTGCGCGACACGCAGGCGGGACTTCTGCACGCCGACGAGGCGATCGATCGCGGGCTCATCAATGGCGTGGCAACGATCAACGAAACGATGCAGATGCTGTTGACCAGAATCGCCGAGCCGCAAGCATCGAGTCACGGAATGCGCGCCGCCGAGAGCGCGGTCGCGCTCGAAATTACCAAACCAACAGGAGATACCAAGATGGACGCGAAAGAACTGGCAACTCAACTCGCCGCGGCGAAGGCCGAAGGCGTGACCGAAGGGCGCACTACGGCGGAGGCCGACACGGCGAAGAGAATCGCAGACACTCAAGCGGCGGCCGCCACGGCAGCGCAAGAGCGTATCTCGGCGATTCTCGGGCACGATGAAGCGAAGGACCGGCAAACGCTGAGCAAACACCTCGCGTTCAAGACAACGCAGTCGGTGGAGGACATCGCCGCCACGTTGGCCGCCTCGCCGAAGGAAGTCGCCGCCGCTGTTGCTGGCAATCCGCTCGCGGCCCCGGCCAATCTGCTCGCCGCCGCAATGGGCAAGGTGCCGAACCCGCAAGTCGGCCCCGGCTCGCTAGAAGGCGAGGAGACGGTTGAATCGCTCGCTGCAAGCATCATCAACGCCGGCAAGCGCAAACCGCTGGTCATCGCGAAGTAATTTCAATTCCCCCTCGAAGGACACATAAACATGACTGCCTCGACTTACAACCCCCACGTCTCGGCGAATTCTGACACGCCAGCCGTCGATGATCTGATCGGCAGCTGGATTGGCCTCATCGGACAGAAGTTCACGATGGCCAACGCTACGGTCATCGATCGCGGCACCGTCGTTGGTTTGAACGGCAGCAGCGAGGCATTGAAATCGCTATCTGCCGCCGGTGACGGCTCCCAAACCCCGTTCGGTATTTGCGCGCAAACGACGACCGCGACGGACACGGAAGTGCTGGTCTTCGTTCACGGCTCATTCAACGCCCGCGAGGTCGAGCGGCACCTTGGCACGGCGCACACCATCGCCTCGATTCGCGAGGGCCTGCGCGCTAAGGGCATCTATCTCGAGTGGCCGGTCCGGCGCTATCCGGACGTCTAACCGCTTATAACCTTTCGCGCCGCCAGTTAGCCGCGCGCAACCCGCCATAGGAGCAAGGAAACCATCATGGACATTTTCGATACTGGCGTGCTGGCCGCGACCGTGGAGCAGATCGTTCCCGAATACGGCTTTTTGACGCGCGAGTTCTTCCCTGGGTCACAGGTCCAGACCGCGACCACGATTCATATCGACGTAATGAAGAAGAGCCGGCGCATCGCACCATTCGTGTCGCCGTATGTGCAAGGGCAACTGGTCGAAAAACAAGGCTTCCAAACCTTTGAAATCTCGCCGGCGTACATCAAGGACAAACGCGTCTTCGATCCTAATACGCCGTTCACGCGCACCTACGGCGAGCAAATCATGGGCAGTCTGTCGCCAATGGAGCGATTGAAATTGTCGCTGCGCACTGAGCTCGAAGACCAACTGGCTATGCTCAACCGCCGGATTGAAGTCATGGTCGGCGAAGTTCTGTTCCGCGGCAAGCTGACGATCAAGGGCGAGCTACACCCGCTGATAGAGCTCAATTTCCAACGTGACGCAGCGCTGACTATATCGCTGACCGGCGCGAACGAATGGGGCGATGCCGGTATCGATCCGATTGCTAATCTGCAATCTTGGGCGCTGCTCGTATTCGACAAGTCCGGAATTCGGCCGAACCGGGTCGTGATGACGCTCGACGCCTATCAACTGTTCATGGCCAGCGCGTCGGTCGTGGCGTGGATGAATCGCTACAACCGCGACGGCGCGACGGTCACGCCGAATGCTGTCGAAGGTGATGACGGATGGTTCGCCGGATCGATTGGCGGCTTCGAAATCTTCGTCTATAACGGCACGTACATCGACCCAATTCCGAATACGCCGGCAGACATCCTGCCGCCGATGACCGTGCTGCTCGGCGGGAAGTCGATCAAGGGCTACCGCGCATACGGCGCCATCCGCGACGAAAAGGCTGGACTCCAAGCGCGGCCGTATTTTTCGAAGTCGTGGATCGAGGAAGACCCGCCGGTGCGTTACATCATGTTGCAGTCCGCGCCGATTGTGGCGCCGCTGTATCCGGATGCGATGCTGGCCGCAACGGTCAAGGTCGTCTCGTAGTAGCTGAGGGCACGCGCGGCAATGCTGCGCGCGCTCCCAATAACCACAGGATTCCACCCATATGGCTATGGTCGTAACTACGGATGGTCTAGTGGACGAATCCACGCTGCAATGGAAACTATGGCGGGAGGATGCCGGCGATTCATGGTCGATCATCCATGAACTGACAGACAAGGATGGTCGTGTTGTAAGGCGTGACTCGTGGGTAAATTTCAAGGTCGGCGCGCTTCCTACTGCCGGATCTCAACTCGGAGGTTTGTGATGGCGAATACAGCAGCAATTGCAACAACTTGGAAGGCCGAGATCCTTCGTGCTGAACACAATTTTTCAAGCTCCGGCGGCCACACTTTCCGCTTCGCTCTTTACTACGCGACCGGGTCTCTCGGGGCGGCGACGGCGGTCTATCAGACGACGTCCGAGGTAACCGGCACGAATTATGTCGCCAAGGGTGTGGCCGCTGACATGACCAACAACCCGACGACATCGGGTACGGTTGGTTATTGGACGCCTGGCGCAGCTGCTTCGTGGGGAACGTTGACCGCCGCCGCTTTCGACTCGGCGCTGCTCTACAACGACACTCACGCCAGCGATGCCGCGGTTGCTCTGTACACCTTCGGCAGTCAGACGGTGACGGCGGGTAACTTCAGCCTGTCGATGCCGTCGAACACGTCGGCCGCGGCACTGCTGCGGATCGCGTAAGTGTCGACGTTCGAAAACGTTAAGGTTGGGATCGCCATTCCGACCGCGGGCCTAATTCGCGCGGCGTGTACCTTCAGCCTGTTGCAGCTCGTTGGGCAACTGTCCAAAGAAATCTTTTGGAAGGAGTGCAAGTCGCAGGGGCTTACGGTCTTGATGCGCGAGGGCAGCGGCATTGCTCCCAATCGGGAGACCATGGTCGGCGAGGCGATCGACGCGGACTGCACGCACGTCCTGTTTGTCGACGACGACATGAGCTTTGAGCCGCCGGCGTTCGCGTCCATTGCCAGCCGCCGCTTGCCCATTGTCGGCGTCAACTACCGGAAGCGGTTTCCGCCGGCGGGATTTACTGCGGTTCATCTTGACCGCTCGCGCGGGCTCATGGAAACAAACGAGCACAGCAAGGGGCTCGAGCCGGTCGACTACATGGGATTTGGCCTATGCTTGATCGAAACCCGCGTATTCAAGGCATTGCCGCGTCCGTGGTTCCTGAACACCTACCTTGACGGGGTCTACACGACCGAAGACTTGCCGTTCTACCGCGCGGCGCGTGAG